GCCCTGCCCTTTTGTTTAGTAGATCGACTATTTTAGCAAACGCAACGGATATAGTCTCATCACCAGATGAGATCCAGCCGTATCCTTTTAGACGCTCTCCTGCAGGCCTGATTTCTGTGAAGTCTAGTACCAGCCGATCAATAGGAGCTTTTAATGCTAGAATTTTGCCAACGCTCTTAGCCCAGGCTTCTGCACTATCACCAATCTTGATATGTGTTACTTTATCACCGGCATCATTAACAAAGGTACGTTCTTGATTATCAGGAAACCCTTTGTCAGTGCGGCTTGAGCGGATTACTTCTAACTCTACTGGTTTTGCAAAGCCGTTGAGCGTACCACGAACTGGCTCAAAGCCAACACCACAGCCCTGCAACAGTAACCAAAATTGGTCTACGATATCGTGAACAGTCTCTGATCTGCCAAAAGAGCAGTTGAACATAGATGCTTCACGAGTTTTGGCAACATTAGTACCACCAAGCCACAGAGTGCGGCCAGACACTGTAGCCTTGCGGTCTACCATTAATTCTCGCAGTTCTTCTAACTCAGATAGCTCTGCTGTAGTTAGAACTACACCTTTAGCCCTTTCCCAAAGCCATTGCTGATGGCCAATCACACGACCTACTGTTTCTTCCCATGTTTCAAAAACAGTACCGTCATCGTCCAGAGGGCGGTTATAGGTGCGGCGGGTAATCACGTTAGCCCTTGCAGAAAACTGTTGTCTATTGCTCATATGTTTGGCCCCACAAGGTCTTCAAGATTACATTTTTGGTAGTTTGGTCCCTTCAGAACTTTGCCTTCAGGATTTTTTAGAGGTTTGCCGTCTACCCCTAATTTGCTCATGTTGGATCGATGGACCCGGCGTACAGCACGATCTAAGTCCCAGCCATAGGTGGCTGCATAGCCAAAGATGACGATAACCATATCCGCTAACTCTTTGAGCATGGCGGCTTCATTGTTACGATTACAGCTTTCTTCAAAAGCTTCAGCATATTCTTCTTGGATCATTGCCCAGCGAAAATCTTCCAGTTTATGGCTAGTTGGCCATACATTATCTAAAGGTTGATCCATACGCTTTGCAAAATCTCGAACCATCGTCAGTATACCATCGATTTGTGGCATCCGACCTGGAACTGGCTGAAGTTTGTATCCATTTTCTAAGGTAGTCATAGGTCAACCTCTATTTGTTTAATTAAGCGATCCAAGTAATACCGGCACTTCTTCAGGTCAGTCAGGCTGCCCTCAACTGAGGTTGCTTTGTATGGAAAACGCCAAAGGTACTTGAATGCGTTTTGCCAGCAGTAGGCTGCGTGGGGGAGCATCTGAGTACCCTCGGCCATTGCTGCCATCGCATCGATACACTCAATAGAACTGCTATTATAATGAGGCGGCTGATTTACTGGGTCAGGAGCCGATTGCCATGATCCATGCGGCGGAATTTCACCCCACTTAGTCATCAGTTAATCCTTTTTTTATTAATAGGGACCACTTTGGAGTCCTTAATTGCATCAATAAGCTCTTCATCTGGCTCGAATGCGATGCTGTCTTCATCACGGTATTCAGCCATTTCTGATATATTACCGATAGACGCTAGGCCTTCAGGACTTGCATGAACAAAGAACTCTAACCCTTTGAGCATCAACAAGAGATAGTCTGAAGATTGCTCGTCCATATCTTCGCTTACATTAGCCATAGCGACAGTCAATGGAGAACCTTCTTCAGACAGGGTAACACAGATAGATATGCTATCTTCAGGAAGATCTGCTGCATTCATTTTTTAAGCCTCTTAGTTAAGTTGAAAAAGTGATCCGCATCTACGACTGCCAAAGGCTTGCGCTGATCAGCTTTAATAATTGCCAATGGGGTTGCCCCTTTAGGACAATTGGCTGTGGCTTGATCCATCACTTTGTAGATTGCGTTTGCCTTGTTGTTTTTGCATTCCACGGAGTAAGGAAAGAGGCGTCTAGCAGCAGGCGAAAGCAACAGATCTTCACCATTTGATCCCATCGATGTTGAGCGGATGTCACCATCTTCAAGTTTAGGAAAAAGTAGGTATAATTTATCTCTGACCCATTGCTGCAGGCGTCTGCCTTTTGCCTTCGCAGATTGAGGCGTTATAGCCACTTCGGTTTCTCTAGGATCGTATAATCACCCCAGCCTGTCCCGTAGTTTACCTCTTCTTCTGCCCTTGCAATTACTGCTAATGTTTTATGTAATTCCGTCATGGCCCATTTCATTACTTCTGGCCCCATGACATGAAGGTGGGAAATGTACGGAGCTTGTTTTTCACACGCAATAAAATTAAATTCAGTTATGTCATAACCAGCAAGCTGACAGGTATATACATAATGAGCGCCCTGTAAAAAATAGCCATATTTTACGCATTCGGACATAAAACCTTTTGGACTAGCGTCTTGCGTAGTCTTCACGTCATAAACGGTATTTTCAGACTCAATCATTAAATCTGGGCGTGTTTTTAATAACAAACCAGAGATCGGGTCTTGGGCCATTATACTAATTTCGTTTATTCTATCAGGGTGATTTAACGCCTTAGAACAAACAGGATTACTCAATGCACCTCTAGTGATACAATTAGCTACGTTAAACTCCACCTCAGTCAAAAGGACTTGGTCTTTGGTTAACTTTTCTTTCATAGCTTTAAATTCAGCACTGGCCTTAGTTTTTGGGCCTTTGATCACTAAATTTTTATCTTTTTCGAGGAGATTGGCATGAACGGCATTACCCATAGCAAAAGCCGCTGACTGAACAATTTTCTGCCCCTTCCAGTGTGCTAATGACTTTTTGTATACCGCTTTGACAGCACTAGAGGAGATACCATCGATTGAATGGTACTGCTCGTTAGACATATCATCCCTAATAGTAACCTGATGGGAAATTGTCTCTGCTTTTTTTACAGCACTCATACTCATGCTACTTCTTCAAAGTCAGCGTCTAGGCTGTCCCCAAGTGCTTCTAAAGCAGCATTATCTATTGAGCCTTCAGACAACGCCTTGAAGTACTGCTCATCGATGTATTTATGCTCGGCACGGATACTATCGCCAAAGACCTTCATTGTCTCACGCACTTCTTTCGTGAGATCCAGAACGGTATCTAAATCGGGTGTATAACCAAAGGTATACCAAACCACTGATCCGTTTTCATTGTAGATCGAATGTAGTTTAGCCTGGTAGTTGTATACCGCTGAACCTTTCGGAAGAGCTTTAATAAAGTCGTTGTAAAAACCGCCGTAGGTGGAGTTTTTATGGAACATTATGCACGGTTCGTTCTCAATAACGACTTCCGTTCCATCTTCTTTTTTACCAGTATAACTGACTAGTCCACGGATAACCCGGTGTTGCATGGAGCGCCACTTCTTGGCTTCGTCATATTCCATTTCCTTGCGATAATCCCAGGACGGCATACCACAGGCGATACCGCCACGCATGTCACGGGCTTCATCCTTGTAAGGATTTTTAACCGCTAAAGATTTATTTATGAGGGTGCGCTTGCCATCAACCTCATCCCAATGAAAATACTGGACTAGGTTTGACACCGGCCTAAACGTAACTGTCTCAGCATACACGGGATCCTCTGTGCCTGTGAGATAAAAGCTTCCTTCTGGAATAGGCTTCTTAGTTAATTTATTTCTAGATTTTGCATTAATACGCAACTCAGGAACACGGACGATGGATGAGTCTCCACCTTTATTCGGTATGTCTGTACCTAGAATGTCGGCTAGTTCTGCCATCTCGACAGCATCAATTGTAGTTAGATCGCTCATTGCGGATCCTTTCTTAGGTGAACTTATATTGTGGCACAACTAAGTGGCACTAGTCAATCAAATTCTACCTGATCAAGCCAGTTTTTCCCGCCAGTAATTTCGATTTCTAATGGTAGAGCAAACGTGTAATCCCAACGCTGCTCGGCTTCGCCAATAGCACCAACCATAGCCCATTTAAGAGCATCTTTCACTTGATCAATCTCAGTGGGAAATACATCAGCTACCAAGCTATCGTGGACTGTCAGCACCAGTTTTGATTTAAGTTTTAATTCCTTAAACTTTCTGAAAGCACGAATGCAGGAGATCATCATCAAGTCAGCGGCGGCGGATTGAACAGGGTAATTAACGATCTGGGTATAGAAGGTAGTACGACCACCTCGTAGCCTGGTCACGTCCGGCCAGAAGAACTGTCGGCCACTTGGTATCTGCACTATTCCGTTTTTAAGGACGCCGTCTGCTAGTCTCTTATGATATGCAGCAAGACCCTCATATATACTGAAAAATTCTTTAAAGTATG